AACAACGGTTCTAAGTCATGCGCTACGGACTCTTTGATCCAGAACTAAAGAAGCGCAGCCTTCTCGATCCAGAAACATCGGCAAGCGGATTGTTCGATAGTGAATATCTCAATATCAGTGATAGCGGGGGCCTTGCGCTCACCCCCGCTGCTGCCATTCTTCGGGCTTTGGGAACAGCACCCACAGTTGTCCTAGGATCACTGAGTGTATCTCCGACACGCGCACAGCAGCGCTCTTTAGCAACGGCTCCTGCCGTTGTTCTTGGATCGCTTGTTCTCGCCCCTGCAATAGCAAGCATTCGAGCTTTAGGAATAGCTCCGACAGTTATTCTCGGATCGCTTGTCTTTACGCCCAACGCTGCTGCTCTTCGAGCGCTGGGAGTAGCGCCAACAACTATTCTAGGCTCTTTGAACATCAGTCCCGCTACAGCTATTCTGCGGGCACTCGCTGTCGATCCTACAGTTGTTATCGAAAGCCCCGGTGTTACCGTCACACCAGCAGCCGCTATCATTCGGACTCTTGGAACAGCCCCAACGATTGTTTTAGGATCGCTTTCTGTATCTCCTGCAATAGCACAGCAGCGATCTTTAGCAACGGCTCCTGCCGTTGTCTTGGGGTCTCTTGTGTTGTCTCCTGCAAGAGCGCAAGAACGCTCCTTAGCAGTCAGTCCTACAGTGATTCTTGGGTCTCTCGTTCTCGTTCCGATTCATGCCGCTATAAGGGCATTGGGCGGTTCTCCTGTGGTCATCATTGGAGACCTCGGTGGCAGCACGGTGGTAATACCAGCAGCAGCAGGGCTGCGGCTACTGGCATCAGGACCGGGATTCGTTGCTGGTTCACTCTCGATTACACCTCCGAGTGCACAGGCAAGACTTTCTCTCCACTATCTCCGCGCTCTTGGCGGGGGTTACAGAGAGCTAATCGAGGAAGAAGAAGCGCTGTATACCACCGACCGTTTGGTAGTTTCCAATGTTGATTACCCTGTAGCGGCGTGTCTCCCCGATGTCGGAATTGAGGGAGTCCCACTGAACGTTGTGATCGACATTCGAGCACAGGACGGTGGAATCATTCGGCTGCTCGATCATCAAAGACGACGGGTGGCAGTGATTACAGCAACAGGTGTACAGTTCGTGGTGAACAATACCGTTTCGCTGGAATGGGAGTTCGTTGTCCATCCGGCAGGACTACTGGCACGTTCAGTGGTCGATCATCCCTACGCAATAACTCATTAACCATCAGATAGTGGGAGGCTGACCGTGAAACTTATCGGTCACCTCCCTCGATGGACTGGCGGGGAGGAAGTAGAAGTTGATTTGTTGTTAGTTCCTAATCTCATCGTGTTCGTCATGCTCTGGCTTGTACCCTACTGGTCCTATGCTTGGAGGTTTCGGGCGCTCTGGCGATATTTGTTATGGCATCTCGGATGTGATCTCTGTTAGGCACACCAAACGGCACACTTACTGCCTAGTATAATAGGCTAAGTCTATGAGCCACCGGTCGGATTTGAACCGACGACCGCTCGATTACGAATCTGGAATACGCGGGGGCGAAACGTCTTATCCCGTAAGGGGATGAGTGGGTGACAACCCGTCCGACCCCGCCACCAGTTTGATATATCGGAGCCTATGTGGTAACACAGCAGGGATAACCACTTGCAGCATTTATCCCTACGCGGTATATCTCAAGATAGGCACACTAGTAGCACACTGACCACATAGGCTCCGTTAGAATAACCACCCCACTAAAGGAGGGACGATGCAACAGCAACGCGGCCAGATGATTCCCCGTGGCGACAACAAATGGCTCCTCAGAGTCTACGTCGGACGTGACGGCAACGGGAAACGCAAGTACGTCGGTGAGACCTTCGAGGGGACTACGCATCAGGCACGCACTGCTCTCACGAAGATGCTGCGCGCTGGTGATACTCACACGCTTGCTGCTCCTGTGAAGCTGACGCTTGCAGAGTACGTGGAAGAGTGGTACAAATCGAAGGTGCAGATCAGCGAATCCACTCTAAGCGGCTACAAGCTGCACCTCAAGCTCTACATTCTGCCGCATCTGGGGCACCTCAAGCTGCATCAGATCACGCCGCCAGTTGTACAGGCTGCTTACAACGCTCTGATCGAGCAGAAGCTCTCGCCGCGCACCATCGAGTACGCGCATACAGTGCTTCATCAGGTGCTCGGCAAGGCAATCAAGTTGGGATACCTCGTTAGGAACCCAACGGAAGACACTGAGAGACCAGCGAAGGTAGAACGCGAATTCACTATCCTTTCACCCGAGCAAATGGTAAAGCTGTTTAAGAGTGAATCCGGGCGCAGGCTACTTCCTTTATGGCTCATGCTGCTCGATACTGGTCTCCGCCCTGGCGAGGCTCTGGCTCTCAAGTGGTCTGATCTGGAAGTTGACTTGGTGCGCGTCCAGCGTGTCATCGTCAGAACAACCAAGGGCGCATACAAGCTGGTCGAGCGCAAAGCTAAGACGAAGAAGTCGCTCCGACCTGTCACACTGTCAAAGTCGATGATCGAGGCGTTGAAACAACACCGCACACAGCAGATTGAGGAGATGTTTGCCTATGGCCCGCACTACATTCGGAACGATTTCATCTTTGCTTCTCGCACAGGTGGATTCCTTGATCCAAACAACGTGCGAAACCGCTTCAAGTCCGCACTCAAACGAGCGGGTCTGCCCAATTTCATTCGACTGTACGACACTCGCCATTCTCATGCGACGGCCCTGCTCAACGAGGGGAACGTCAACCTCGCCTGGGTATCAGCGCGCCTCGGCCATTCGAGCACGAGGGTCACTGAAGCCATTTACGCCAAGGTGATGCCAGAGGCTCACAGGCAGATGGCCGATACTATGGAGCAGATCATGCAGACAGCACGCCAGAAGGCGGCTTCTCGCTAATGGGAAGCGCCGCGCTCGTGGTGGCGTAGCACCGACGAAAGGAACCGGCCAGTGAACGACGAAAAACGTGTGAGTCCCGGCGTATCCCAAGAGACGTGCGACCACAGGGATGCTGAGTTGCAATACGTCTGCGAGCAATGCGGTGCGCGGTGGGCGCCCCCAATGACCGACAGGCGCGAGCGGATTTACCCACTTCAAGCTTTCCTAGAGGGGCGTGATATGAGTCACTTCTGGTATTCCTGGCCGAGTTGGTTGGTCGAACTCTTGTCAGGCTTTGCTGTCTCTACTGGATGCTGGTGGCTCCTCCGATGGACTGGCGTGTGGGAGCAGTTGGCTGTAAGCCTTGCGCTCTCGCTCGCGTATGAACTCGTGCTCGACGTGAATGGATGGAGCGTGAAAGATGTGGCGCAGCGAGAGGTGGGCATCGTGTTAGGCACGCTGTTATGGTTGATGCTCGGCAGAATTTAGACACAAATTTTCGTGGGGGTCAACGTTATTCCGGGCTCGCGCGTTTCCCCCCGTGTACCCCTACCCCGCGCGCGTTCGATCCCCTACCCCGCACCCGGCACACTAGCGGCACACACGCGCGCGTAAGCCTCACGCACGCATAGGGTTAACCTCGCGCTCCTGATTGGCAATCGAACGGTAGGGCCGGTCCGATCCTTTCTACAATGGTGCGAGCAACGTGCTAGCACTCTGCTTGCATGTTGCTAGCGTCTGTTTGTGACTATCGGTATTTTTTCTTTCCTTCTCTACCTGCTTGCAATCTGCTAGCATTCTGCCAACACTCTGCTAGTTTGCGGTAGTCACTTCGCTGCGTGTCAGAATGTCTAACCTTGTCGCACAACAACTTGGGTGTATGGCATACTGCTTGCTACATGCCAGCAGTGCGCCAGCAACACGGCGCTAGGCCGATGGCAGCATTGCCGCTGAACATGTTCCAGGCCAATCCATAGCACGCGTAGCGAGCACGGGCCGACACCGCGCAAGGTGAAGTGAGGCGGGAAGGTCAAAAGACAGAGGGGTTAAGCCCCAAGGTCGCCCGTTAGTAGTCGCGTGCGAACGTCTAAGACGCGCAAGGGAAGCGATAGCAAGCTAGCCCTCAACACTCGTGCAATGCGAGCGGCGCGCCATTACTCAATCAGGGGAAAGCAATGACAAAGAAGTTCAAGGCCGTCTGTCTTGTCTGCTACACATGCGAGCTAACAAAGGCCGTAGGCATTCGCGAAGCAGAGCGTGCTTGTGTGGGGCACATGAACATGTACGGGCACCAAACGACGCTGCTTGAAGTACGTAGGCCGGAAGTTGCACCAATCGTCAAGTAGTCCCGCCGTAGTACCCCGCTTCACTCACTCGCACCAAGAGGTCAAGCATATGGCACACTTCCGCGCAGTCATCAAGGGAGCCAGGGGCGAAGCATCCAGGCTCGGCACGAAAGCCACAGGAATTAGCACGCTGCTGCAAACGTGGGGCTATGACGTGGTAGTTAACGCCCAGTGCTGCGGCGTATCCGGTTTTCCCGTTTCGTACGATTGGGCAACGATCACAATTGCCCGTCACGATGAAACAAGCGGGAAGCTCATTGCTAGCGTCAATCTCACAACGGGCCAGATCGTCTATCACAAGGCGGCCGTATGACGCAGCAAGAATACGACGCCATGCTACAAGAATACGACGCCATGCTAGCAGAGATGCGAGCGCTTCGCATCTATCGCATCATCAGATTTCGCCAAGGCTGCAAACCTCGCACGATCCGTAGCAACGTCACACTGACAGAAGCTCAAGAGCATTGCTCACGCGAGGACACAAGTGGCGTGCCTGATGTCCACTGGTTCGACGGTTACGACTACATGAGGGGCTGTAGCCCCAAGGGGGAGTAATGCGCCGCTCATTCAAGCCCGGCACACACGTCGTTGTACTCCTAGGTAGTGGCCTAGATAGCGGACGGGTTGGCACCATCATCTATCCGCCGTGGTCGCCCGATTCTCCACGCTGGAAAGCAAACGAGCCCGGACGCTACAAGCCTTTCAATGCCAAACGTGAGGTTGCCATACGCGAAGACGCGACTAACAAAGTGTTCACGATGTTCAAGAGCTACCTACAGATGGAGGCCTAATCCATGTCGCGCCGTAGTTAGTCCCACAACACTCACTCACTACAACAGGATAGGTGTCTATGGCATCGAACAAGAGCTTACCCACTAGCTACGCGGAAGCACTTGACGCGCTCGACGGTCACGACTCCCGCAAGCTCATGAACAACACGTATGCCGTCGATGTTGGCGACTACGTGTCAATCCTGCTTCACCAAACCGCCGTTATTCGCTTCTACCCTGACGGGCGAATCGTCCTGAACACGGGTGGATGGCAAACCGTCACGACAAAAGACCGGCTTAATCGCTGCTTACCGTACCCGTGGCATGTAGCGTCCGATGCTCGCAAAGGCGGATGGGGTCTCTACGAGAACAGCGAGCGAGTCGCGCACTACAGCGACGGCATGGAGTTGCGCCCTGACAGCAACGGCAAGCTTCGCCCGTGGCGTGGCGGTAGCGATTTCCCTATCACCCTACTTGGAGACCGGGAACACGCCGCAAAGCAGCAAGAAGCAATTAAGCGCCTCACAGGGAGGAACGTATGACGCAGCAAGAATGGGAACTAGAGCAAGCGCATTATCACGCGCTTCGCTGCTACCGCATCATCAGGTTCCGCCAAGGCTCCAACCCTCGCACGATCCGTAGCAACGTCACACTGACAGAAGCTCAAGCGCATTGCAGCCGTGAAGACACACACGGTGTGCGCGGTGGTGTCCGCTGGTTCGACGGTTACGACTACATGCGCGGTTGCTTTCCAAAGGAACGATAAACCATGCGACATAACCACTCAGGGCGACGAACTACCGGCACGGTAATTGTGCGCCTGACTTTCACCCCACAACAGCGTCTCGCGCTCGCTCGCAATGGTCATGCCGAAAGCCGCCTAAGCGATCTCGGGCAGGTTGCCACTATGGCCGGATGCCGGAAATGGGTGGAAAAAATCGTTCGTTCAACTCTTGAAACTATCGAAAGTGAGGAGGAATAAATGCGTCGCCCCAACTACGAAATAGACGAGACGACATTCCCAGCAGAAGCATACATGGTAGACGGCTACAAAGGTGTTGCGTGGCGCGTGTACGGCTGGGAACTGGAGCAAGACGAAGAAGGCGACGAGATACACACTGGCCGTATAGTCTGCGTTATGGTGGGTGACGACCGGCGTTTCGTATTCGATCCTAACGAAGTGACGCCGCTCGCTGACCTGGACTACTGCGCCTCATGCGGTCAAATCGGTTGCACGCACGACGGAAGGGAGCGCGAATAATCCCATGCCAAAACCCGAGGGATACCGATACGTTCGCCAATACAACACGGCGAAAGGTCAGCGCTGGGCGCTATACGAAGTACAGAACGAACGGGCACGTCGTACAGGTACAGCAGTAACAAGGCGTGAATACCTAGTATTCTTACGCTTGTCTGAAGATTTGATAAAACGGAGTCTAGAACTTGCCACGCTCCACGGATACTGAAAATAGCCCGAGTCAGTAAATCAAGCGGACCTGCCAAGCTGCGAGGCTTGGCCAGGATTGCTCACGTTGTAGCACGCTGCTAACGTATCGCTACCACCAAAAGGGGAAATGTATGGCGCAAAAGGGGGCGATGCCTAAATCAAATAGCAATCGACAGCAAATAGGCGTCCGGCTTTACGACGACGCTATCAAGCTCCTGTCCAAGCTCCAGCAGCACTACGCTAACAAGGCAGGACTACGCGAAGCTATCTCGCAGTCTGACGTTGTGGATAGGATCATCAGAGACACAGCTAAACGGGAAGGTGTGAAATGAGCAAGACAACCTTCTGTCGTCGCTGTGGCGGCACGATCAAGACTAACGCTATGCCTAGCGGGGATATACGCCTTAGCGGTATACTTGTGGGCCTCACCACATAGGCTCCGGTAGGTACCCAAGGTTACTACCAGAGGTTACCCTAGAGTGAATAACAAGAGGTTTCTTAAGAAGTTACGACACAGTTGTTACACCGTGGCTGTTATTACCTGTTGTCTAAACTGGAGGTAATCACAGAGTCATTTCGCAGTGATTCCGTAGTACAACACGCCCTTGCCCCGACATGAGCCAAAGGAGCAGCAACAGGAACTCGCTCATAGCCGGAGTGGCACCGGACCTTGTTTTTACGCCCAACTCTATACCGAGGAGGGATAATTGCAGCTACAACTTACACAAGCGGATTTCGACAAGCAGCGCGAGCGGGAAAGCAGAGCGTTAGCCGAAGGTGAACGCCTGTTTCGTCAGCAGGTAAAGAAGGAAGCAGAGCGAGGAGATTTTGCTCGGTCTGACGTAGCGAGGAAGCTTATGAAGTTCGGCATCGAGCCGCTAGAGAAGACTATCATTGAGTGGATGCAGAAGGAAGGAAGACCACAAGGTGGTGGTACTAAATCTGCCGCTCACGGGTGGATCGAGCGTATTTCTGTACCTGTCGCCGCATACATGACACTCAAAGTAGTGCTCGACGGAATCACCAAGCGCAGGGAATATGCAACGATCTGCTGCGAGATTAGTGACCTCATCATTGATGAGCTTCGCTACCGACGTTTGCAAGAGACAGCGCCGGGGCTGTTCGAGTACAAGCTCAAGCACTTTCGCACGTCGAGCTATGCACACATGGCGCGGTCAATGGATCACGCAGTAAGAACAGCAAAGGATCAGGAAGGAAAAGCGTTAGACACTGCCGATCTGGTCATGCCTCCAAGAATCAGAATGACCGTAGGCGCAAAGCTTATTGAACTCCTTGTTAATTCCACTGACCTGGTAGAGACAGTGAAACACACGAGGATAACACGAGGAAAGCAAAAGACCACGCTGTATCTGGAGTCAACGCCAGAGACTAGCGGGTGGCTCACTACTCGCACTGACACGCTCGCCATTCTACAAGCACAGAATCAACCAATGGTGGTCCCGCCGTTGCAGTGGCGAGTACAACGAGCAGAGCAGTGGGATAAGAAGAATCGTGGCGGTTTTAGATTCGCGTTACGCGGGAAGTATTCACTCGTTCGTAAGCCAATGTTTTCTGATGAGCGAGATACTGCATTTCAACGAGGGTTAGAATGTACCGAGATGCCGCTGGTGTATGAGGCGCTCAACGCACTGCAAAACACAGCATGGCGAATCAATCGTGACGTGTATGATCTGCTTCGCGACATAGAGCAGCGCGGCGGAGGCGTGGCCGGTCTTCCTTTATTCAGGCCAGAGCCTGAGCCCAACCGCCCACCCGACATCGACACCAACCCTGTGACACGCAAGGCATGGGCCAAGCGTGCAGGACGTATTAAGGAACAGAACCATGATAGGAAGCTGCGAGCGCGCGAGGTGCAGCGGGTGCTCGACACAGCGCAGAGTGTAGTAGAGGAAGGGGCGATCTTCTTCCCCTATTCTGTCGATTTTCGTGGCAGAATTTATCCTATCGCGGATTATCTCCAGCCCCAGGGCAACGACATTGCGAAAGCGCTGCTCACGTTTGCTCAGGGGAAACCCGTCGATGACCTTGGCGCGCAGTGGCTCGCGATCCACGGAGCCAATTGTCTCGGGGAAGTTCCTGAAGGCAAGTTCTCGAAGATGACGTTCGACAAGCGCGTGTCTTGGGTCTATGCGCACACACAGGACATCAAGAGAGTTGCTGATGATCCATTTGGTGACCTGTGGTGGTCTACCGCTGATGATCCTTTGCAGTTCTTCGCGTTCTGCTGCGAATGGCGCAATCTGATGCGTGCAGATGAGAAGAACGAGGAGTACGTCTGTTCACTGCCGGTCAGCATGGATGGTTCGTGCAACGGGCTACAACATTTTTCTGCAATGCTGCGCGATGAGATCGGCGGCGCTGCTGTGAACGTGCTTCCACAGATGCAACCGCAGGAC